AGGTGCAGCGTCAACTGTGCCAGGCCCTACAGGCCCAACAGGCCCTGCAGGTCCGCAAGGTCCGACGGGCTCAACTGGTGCTACAGGCGCTACAGGCGCTACTGGAGCTACTGGCGCTACTGGAGCTACTGGCGCGACTGGCGTCGTGCGTGTTGACTCATCATTCACGGTGGTAACAGTTGTTAACACGGCAGCTGACACAGACTTGTTGACGTACTCGCTTAGTTCCCCGTCGGCTAATCAGTTGTATCGCATAACAGCAATGGGCACATTTTTAAACAACACGGGGGTTGCACGTAGTTGGACGTGGAGATTTAAAGTGGGGGCGACAACGGTTTTAGAAGGATCTTCAGCGTCGCTGAGTTCAAGTACAGCAAGAAGGTATTATCGGATAGTCGTAGATTTTTTTGTGGAAAGTACCACCGCTCAAAAAACAAGCGCTTTTCAGGGATATTCCACAGGTGGGAGTTTGGGCACCGGTCAGGCTTCAACTGGGTTTGGAACTTCAACGGAAGATTTTGCAACAGCGAAAGATTTAAAATTAACAGTCCAAAATTCAACTGCATCAGCAAACATGGATTTCGTTTTAGAAGGCTATTACATTGAAAGAATAGGGCCATGATTAGGGTTTTGTTAATTGCGCCGATGGACATAGAACAAATCCCACCAGAAACAGTAAGCGTTAACTCTGTTGAGGTTTCTGGCGTTAATCACATGGCGCTGTATTACAACCATTTGCCTATTCCTGCATCTATAGACCCAGCCAACATTTTAGAAATCTATAACAGCGAACAATCAAAGGAGACAACACAGCCATGATCTATCGCGTCCAATCAAAACAGTTACTTGACAATTACGCAGTCTTGCAAACCTTGCAACCTAACGAACTGGCTGTCGGCGCAAGCATCACCGTGGCCACAGTCGGCGCACCATACAACGGCACATTCACCATCCTCGCGCTGCCACAATACGAATTTATTGGTGTTAACAGTTACGGCTTCCTCGAATACGACGAACAAAACCCGATCGCCGACCAGGTCCTTTACGCCTGCACCGGCACCGACCAAGAACGCACCCAACAATTCACAGGCACCATTGACGACACAAGCGTGTGCACATGGATTACCGCCAACGAAATCGCCACATGGCTTTACCTAACCCCAGCAACCCCAGCCGATGAAGACTTCCTGATTAGTTGCGCGGCAAGTGCTAACGCAACGTGCTACCGCAAACGGCAAGAAGCAGGCTACGCAGACCAATTGGACCTGGTGCCATCAGCTGACGTTAAATTAGGCACGATCATGTACGGCGGGAACCTGTATCGGGCGCGCTCGAGCATGGACCAGATCGCATCGTTTGACGGCATGGGCATAACCCCAAGCGTGGGCATCACCGCGCAAATTAAAATCCTTTTGGGCATCCCTCGACCACAGGTTGCCTAATGATTTACACCGACCTGTTTAACACGGCTTTTGATGACCTGTGCGAAACCCTTGCAGAGATCACAGGCTTAACCGTGGTCAACGACCCGCGCAATATGCGCCCAAACTGCCTACTGGTTAACCCGCCATCCTTTGACGCATTCAACTACAACATCGCCAAACTGTCATTTAACTGCACCATGGTGGCTATGGGACCTGGCAACCTTGACGCGGTTAGACCGTTGCTTGCAGCTTGTGCGAGCATCCTAAACAAGAACGTGGCGTTGCTATCTGGCAGGCCGACAAGCGTTGAGATCGGCGGCGCCGTTTATCCTGCCTACGACTTGACTATTGACTTGCAAGCCCAGAGCTCATAATCCACTACGAGCACCAATAAATCATCTACTATCAGAACAGAACTAAGGAGCAATCATGGCATCAGCAACATATCTTTCTAACCCGGTCCTAACCATTAACGCCGTAGACCTAACCGACATGTGCAGCGCGGCAACTTTGACCTATTTGGTCGAGGCTTTGGAAGACACCGCATTTGGCACGAATTCCCGCACCTACACCGCTGGCCTTGTCAACAACGAAGTGACCTTAACGATGTACGCGTCTTTTGCTGCAACTGAAACTTACGCAACTTTGCAGCCTTTGGTTGGCACTAAAACGATAATCACATTGAAGCCAACATCAGCTGCAGACTCGGCAACTAACCCGCGTTTCATTTTGACTGACTGCTACCTTGAATCGCTACCAATCATCAACGCATCGCTTGGCGAACTTGCAACCTATGACCTGACGTTCCAGGGTGGGTCGTTGACGATTGACACAACCGCACCATAACCGACGGCTCCCAGCCGACATAGGAGACACATGAAAATCAAGTTGCAGTTAAAGCGCACCGCCGACAGCGAGCCCGAGTACTACTACACAAACCTGTTTGTGATTACTGAATGGGAACGTGTTACCCGTCGGGCGCCTCGAGACGTGCAAGAAAGATGGCTCAATTCCGATTGGGCCTGCATGATGCACATTGTCTTAAAACTTAAAGGCGAACAAGTGCATGAAGATTGGCGCGAATGGCTTAAACAAAATTGTGAATATGAAATTAGCCCCGCTGCAGATTTGACGGACCCAAACCCTACGGACGCGGCACCTACCGCCGCCAATTAGCAGAGGTTTTAGTCGCGGTCGGTTGGTGGCCTAACGACATACAGTTTGACTTACGGGACTTGGCAACAGTCATTAAAGTGCTTAACGAGGCAAACAAAAAGAAGAGGTAGTCATGGCGGAAGTATCGGCACGTATTGAGGTTGTCGGGCTTAAGGATGCTTTGAAGACGCTTAACAAAATTGACAAATCTTTGCGCCGTGAAATTACAAAAGACTACAAAAAGATTGTCCAGCCTGTTATTGACGACGCCAACAAACTTGTCCCTACGGGTGTGCCGTTGTCTGGTATGGCGCGCAATTGGTCAACCAAATCAGGTTTCAAGATGCTGCCATGGGTGCCCGGCATGAAACAAAAGATCGCTGCCAAGATAAACACCCGAAACATTAAAGAGTACGGCGGCAACAAAACCAATGTCGGCACGTTTCTTATCCAATGGCAGGGCGCTACTGGCACCATGTTTGACACGTCTATGGAAGGCCCGTTGGGTCGCGCGTTAACTGCACGCTATGGGAGCCGATCGCGAGTAATGTGGAAAGCGTACGAGCAACGCGAAGGCGCTGTCATGTCCGAGATGGAGCAACTGGTCAAGCGCGTCATGGATGAAGCAAACAGAGAGAACACCTGATGGCAATTAACATTCCGATCATTTCAGAGTTTGACGGCAAAGGCGTAAAGAAGGCTATTGCCCAGTTCAAGCAACTGGAAACCACAGGCGAAAAGGCTCAGTTTGCTATCAAGAAAGCGGCTATCCCTGCAGCTGCCGCGCTGACTGGTTTGGCTGTCGCGCTCGGTGGGGCTACTAAAGCCGCCATGGAAGATCAGCAAGAGCAGGCCGCGCTTGCCTTAACTCTGCAGAATGTGACTGGCGCTGGCGCTAAACAAACCGCCCAGATTGAAGAACAAATATCGGCTATGAGTCGCGCGTCTGGGGTCGCCGACACGGACTACCGCAAAGCGCTCGAAGCATTAGTGCGCGGTACTAAAGATGTTGACATGGCCATGCGCGACATGAACCTGGTTATGGACATCAGCACGGCTACTGGCATGGACAGCGCCACCGTTGCAGAAGCGTTGGCTAAGGCGTATCAAGGAAACTTTAAAGCACTTCGCACGTTGTCCCCAGAAATGGCAACAATGATTAAAGAGGGTGCAACCCTTGAACAAGTCATGGACGTGCTCGGCGGAACCTTTGGTGGCGCTACAGCAAAGAACGCCGAGACCGCTGCCGGCAAGATGGCAATTTTAACTAACTCCATTGGGGAAACCAAAGAGTCAATCGGCGCCGCATTGCTTCCAGTAGTCGAGGCGGTGCTTCCAATTTTGCAAAAGTTTGCGGACTGGGCACAAGACAACCCACAAGCATTCTTGTTTATTGCTGGAGCCATTAGCGCGGTTGCTGCGGCGATCGTGGCCACAAACATCGCTATGGCGCTCAACCCGTTTGCGCTGATCGCTGCAGGCGTAGCGTTACTTGTAGTCGGTCTTGTTACTGCCTACAAAAAGTTTGAATGGTTTAGTACAGGCGTAAACGCAATCATTAACGGCATCCTCAGCGTGTTTGAAACCTTCGCTAACAGTTGGATTAAAGTTATTAACGTCATCATTAAGGGATATAACGCGCTTCCTTTGTTGCCCGATATTGGTTACATAAACGAAATCAAACTTGGCAGGCTTGGCGGCAATGAAGCAACCGCAGGCGGCGGTTTGTCAATCCCGAAAATGGCCGAAGGCGGATTGGTGACGGCTCCAACATTGGCGCTCATCGGCGAGTCAGGACCAGAAATGGTGGTCCCATTAGACAGGATGCGCGGCATGGGTGGCAACGTCACAATTAACGTGACAGGCGGATTGGCCACAAGCGCCGAAATTGGCGAAAGCGTAGTCAACGCATTGCGCGCCTACTCTCGAAGCGCAGGACCACTACAACTACAGGTCGCCTAATGCCTGGCGTAGCAGTAGTTAACTCTGGAAACTATGACCTAAAAATTGCAACAGGGTTTACCGTCAACGCATTCACCCTTGACAACGTAACTTCGGGCGTACTCAATAACACGGAATTTGTTTTGGACGGCGACAGCGAATTTGCCGACGTAATGACTTCGGTAACAAACATAAACGTGCGACGCGGACGCAGGGATGTGGGCGACCAGTTCAGCGCCGGCACGATGACATTTACTATTCAAGACGTAGACGGCGTGTTCAACCCGTTTGACCAAAACAGTCCCTACTACGACACGCCCCAATCAAAGCCTGGGCTGGCACCATTGCGCGAAGTACAGCTCATCCGCTACGACAACACCGACAACCCAGAATTCTTGTTTAGCGGATATGTCGTCAACTATGACTACAACTTTGCGCTTGGCGGACTGGACACCGTAACGGTGTATTGCGCTGATCAGTTCTACCTACTCGCACAAACCTATTTAGATGAACTAAACGTCACTCCCGAAACATCAGGCGAACGCATAGAAACCGTACTCGATCTTCCAGAGGTTGACTTCCCAGCAGGCGCCCGAGATATCTCAACAGGCACCGTAAACCTTGGCCACGACGCGGCCTACAACGTGCCGGCAGGGACAAACGTTTTGCAATACCTAACGCAGATTAACGAGACCGCAGAGTTTGGTCGGTTGTTCATGTCGCGTGACGGGGTGCTCACATTCCAAGACCGCATCGGAACGACACTTAGCGCGCCTGTCGCAGATTTCCATGACGACGGCACAGGCTACAAATACGACGGGGTAGGCATTTCGTTTGAGGCTGACTCGGTGGTAAACCGCGCGGTGGTAACGGGCTTAGACGGTGACACCTACACGGCCACCGATTCAGGGTCCATTGCCGAATACTTTATTCAAACTGAAAGCATCACAAACAGCTTGTTACACGAAGCCGCAGCCATTCAAGCCGCTGCCGAATATCTGTTAAACCCAGAGCCCGAACCGCGCTATACGTCCGTGGCAACCAAATATCTAATGCTGACTACAGCCCAAAAAGACACGTTGGCGACCGTGGATATTGGCGACACGATCAGCATAGAAAAAACATTCCCGAGCGGTACTGGTACAACCCAGTTGGCTCAAGAGCTTTCAGTTGAGGGCATCGAGCACCGTCTGGATTTCAACACAGGCCACCAGGTCATGTATTCCACTTCGCCAACCACCATTGTTTATGAACTCATTTTGAATGACGCCGTATATGGCACAATTGACGAAGACAATGTTTTAGGATAAGGAGCACTATGCCAATCCCACAATTTACAGCAGGGCAGGTCTTAACCGCCGCGGAACTTAACGCGATGGTGGATGCAATTAACGCAGGAGGCGCGGTGAAAGTAGAACGATTTACAACTAGTGGTACGTGGACTGTGCCAGCAGGTGTCACTTATGCACGTGCAACCATTCAGGGCGGTGGCGGTGGAATTGGTACAGCGTCAAGCGGTGCCGGTGGTACATCGTCGGTGGCGTTTGCTAGCGGTACGGTTTCGGCCGCAGGCGGATTTTTGATTAACACAGCAGGAACGATGGCGGCTGGTGCAGCGTTTGCAGGTTTGGCAAATACTGGTCGTGGCGCGTTTTTAATGAGCAACACAACGGAAATAAATACTTTGGCTGGTACCGCTGATGGTGCGCTTGCTTATGCTGGCGCATCGGTAACACCCGCCGCGTCAATTACGGTGACGGTTGGCGCTGGCGGTGTCGCAGGAACTAACGGCGCAGCTGGCGGTTCAGGTTATGTGTACATCGAATATCAGGGGGGCTGATCATGGCTGAATATGCACAAGTAAAAAACAAAATTGTTGTCAACGTTGTTGAAGCCGACGCCGAATGGATTGCTTTACAACCCGGCACATGGATTGAATACACAAACAGCAACCCTTGTGCCATTGGCTGGGATGTAGTTGCTGGCGCTTGTGTAATTCCGCCAACACCCGAACCAATTGAATGATGCGATGGATACTCAGATTATGGTGGCTTTGGTCGGTGGGGGTTTCGCTGTGGTGGTGGCGCTCATTAGCAAAATCGGCAGCGAAAACAAAAAAGACCACGGAAAAGTCCATCAGGTCTTAGGCCGCATAGAAGAAAAGATTGACAACCATGTTGAAAATCACCGATAAAGACAAAGCAATGTTCGCAAGTTATATGCGATCAGTCGTTGGCGCGCTCATCGCCGTTTACTCAACAGGGACAACAGACCCACGGGACTATGGCAAAGGTGCAATCGCCGCAATCATCCCGCCATTGCTTCGCTGGGTAAACCCTAAAGACCCAGGCTTTGGACGTGGCAACAGCCAAAACTAACCCCAACGCAAGGCCATACACAGGCAACAGCGACGGGCCATCAGCAGGCCCACGCGCCGGCATGAACGAATGGATACGTCAAGCAATCGCAGCATCTAATAACGCTGTCTGGAATAACGGCTCGTGGGGTATTCGAGATATGCGCGGGAGTGTTGGCTCATTGTCCGTTCACGCAACGGGCAGAGCTGTAGATCTGTCGTATCGCAAAACAGAAAAACACGCACGAGCGAACCGTAAAGGCGCGGTGTCGTTTATTGACGTTGTCGTTGCTAACGCAAACACCCTCGGCGTTGAGTGCATCCTTGACTATTTCCCGTCACCGTACGGGCGTGCATGGCGATGCGATCGGCAAGCATGGAAGAAGTACAGCAAGCCAACAATCCACGGTGCACCCGGCGGAGATTGGTTTCACATTGAGATAACGCCACAGGCAGCGGACTCTGTGATCTGGGTGAAAGCCGCATTCTTAAAGGTTTTCGGGGAAATCCCACCCAAACCCTGATCTATGTTCTAAGGTCAAAGCACCGACAAAAGGACAGGCAATGACTGACCCGCAAATCTTTGATTACAGCGTCTATACGGGAGTGATGGACAACGGCCAAGAAATCTTGGTTCAGATTTTTACCAGCCCAGAGTCGGGCAAGTTCCTACTGGGACAAATCGCATTTCGGACGGCAACCTCAACGTGGGGTCAGCCCATACCTTTGGAGAAACGATGAACTATTTCGCAGAAAAAATCATTGGGTTAGTGCTTTGTACGGTCTTTGGCTTTACGGTCGCTGTAG